AATCTCTGCTAACGCATTTGTCACATCCGCCCATCTATCACCAAACCATGAACCTAGATTACTGAAGATGTTAACGATAGCGTCCCATGCACCCTGGAACTTTTCTCCAAACCAAGACCCGATACCAGAAAAGATAGCTACAATTGCGTCCCAAAGAAGTTTCAATACACCAGATACAAGATCAATAATGCCACTAAAGACGCTAACTACTATATCTTTTAATCCGCCAAATATACTCAAAAATCCTTCTTTGATTTTTTCGCCATCTCCAGTTAAAAGTCCTGTAAGTACATCAAATACCCCTTTGATGATATCAGCAATACCACCAATCACATCAGAGATAGTGTTAAATAAAACACGCCAAACTTCTCCTATGTATTCAATTGCAGGGGCTAGCACAACCGTTAACTTTTCTACAATAAAGGAAATGACTGGGCCGAAAACTTCATTTATCGCTTTAGAAAAGTCGGCAAAACTTCCAATCATGCCACCTATTTTTTCTAAAGCTGGTTCAATATGGTTTTTGATTGTATCGGCGAAACCGTGCCCTATCTTTTCAAGAACAGGTTGAATATTATCATTCCACCCATTAACAAAAGCACCAACTACATCTGACATCAATGCAGAACTTGATTCAAACAAAGGTTTTATATGCTCATCATATACTTGATTAACACTTTCAAAAAGCTTCTTCATAGAGCTTGATAAAGCTTGAGCAATAGGCTCTACAGCTTTAAAAAGACCCGTAAACATTTCTGTTATGCCAGCCTGATTTTCGGTGATAGCCTCTTCAATAGCACCGATAATATCTCTTGTGTATTTAGCGGTGACTTCTTGCACGCCCATAAAAGCGTATGTAAAGGCGCTGATTAACCCTGCGCCCATATTTGTAGCAGGTTCACTTGTAATTGAATCATAGAAGATTTGTCCGATACTCTGGGCAATATTTCCGACGCTTTCAACGATTTCCCCACCGATATCAAACATACGGATTAACCATGCTTTGATATCTAGCTTCGTTTCATTAAGTGATTTATTCAGACTTTCAGCGATAAAGACGGCAATACCCATGATTACGTTAGCGAGAGCGCCTGTTGTTTGTCCCAAAGCAAAAGCTAGTTTTTCTCCAAACCTTGCTGCTGCTTGTAAAACCGTACCATCTTCAAAGATATCTTTAATAGATTGCCAGATGCCTTGTAGTGCATTCTTTAATCTTTCAATACTATCCCATCTAAATGATAGAGAGAAGCCTTTTTTAAATAAGTCCCAAAGTTTTTTTAGGTAGTCAAACAACCCTTTTAGCTTATCTCCAAGACCATCAAAAATGCTCTTAAATTGGTTATCCATATCGGTCAACTCAACTTCTGGCAAGATGTCTTTGAAAGGTCCGCCACCGCCTCCCTTTCCTTTACCACCTTTGCCTCCGCCACCGCCTCCAGAACCGCCTGCATCATCGTCTTTTGGTTTTTGCAAGATGTTAATCTCATCAAATCCCATCAGACCAAGCAATTCTTTAGCAGCTTTCTTAGCGTTTTTGGCCGAGTCTCCAAGATTATCAGCAAGTCCTCCTGCTGAATCCCCAGCGTCATCTACTGCATCAGCAAGGTCTCCTGCTCCGCCTGCAGCATCCTTCATGGCGTTCCCCATGTCTCCAACTGCTCCGCCGACACCATCTTTCACTGTCGCTTTCTTGTTGAACATTAAAGCGATAAACTCTGCAAGTTTAGCAGTCACGTTCTTCAAGACCATAGCGAAAGAGTTCAAGACAGGCATGATCGCATTGATAATCGGTAACATAGCATTACCAAGATTCAATGCACTATCTTTCATCAGCGACTTAAATAGGCTGATACGACCATTTACAGAATTGGACAAGGTATTCCCATACTTAGCTGTAGCTTGCTCTAGGATAGCCATTAGGCGGATTTGTTGCTGGGTTTGGTAATCCAACTGTTGCCAGCTCTGCCCGTTTGCGAACTTCTTAAAGGCTTCAGTAGATTCAATCATAGCCACATTGACGTTGATTCCTAGGTCCTCAATCGCTTCCGTGTTCCCTAGTAAACCTGAACGAATACGTTCCATAACGTCTGTAATGCTACGCCCTGAACCCTCGGCAACAACTGCCGATGTCTGCAGCATCTTAGCAGTATAGGCGCTTAGCTTGTTGGTATCTTTGATAAATCCAGAAAATAAGTTTGAGTAGACTGCACCGTAGTTGGTCGCCTCACCCACACCCATATTCATAGCGTTAGCGTTATCGTTAACCCATTTTAAGAAAGATTGCGAACTCTCGCCCATCTGTCGCTTGATTTGGTTCATAGACGCTGATACTTCAAGAGCCGTCTGCGCTGAATACATCCCAACATCAAGCAATTTCTTACCAAGGATTGCAAAACCAGCGAACTTAGCTAGCTTACCAAACGCACTACCGATAGAATTCGACTGTTCACGAACTTTGGCAGTGGCATTCTTCACTTGGTCAGATGTTCCCTTGACCTGATTCTCGACTTCTTTCATCTTCTTCCTGAAAGGCGCTATCTCAGCGTCAATCATGACTTTCAATTCGTCAAGAGTTGCCATTCATTTCCTCCTTCCTTTTGCGATTATGTCTTTCTGCAAATTCACGCATCCGTTCCTTATGCAACAAAAACGCTTGTCTCTGTCGTTCCTGTTCTACCGCTTGTTGTTCTTCTACAAATAACTCAGGCGCATACTCCCAGAACTCAAAGACCTTGGCATCTTTGGATAACAATAAGGAAACGTGGTTGGATATCATCTGCGAAAGTCTGTATGAGTCAATAATCTTTTCTTTACGCTCTTGGATTTTGACACGGTTGTAGCTTTCAATCATTTCCCTGATTTCAAGCACCGTCAAATCCCAAAAATCAAGAGGCTTACCCCCGATGTCCAAAAACATAGGGTAAAGCCTCTCAATAATCTGCGTTACCGTTAAGATTACTCGACTGCTGTCATTTTCTTCTTGGAAGTTTTCTTGTTCTTGCTTCCTCGTGGTGTAAAACCCGATACTTCAAAGAGTGGCATTAAAACCTCTGTCATGAATGTCGTTTGGTCTCCACCGTTGTCCACGTATTCATCGTACAGATCATAGACATCTTCAAGAGAATACCCATTCTCATACTTTTGCAAAGCTCCGTGAATCAAAAGCAATACAACTTTCAAAGGAGGCAAAGGAAACTCTTCGCCAGCTTCAGGCATGAAGATTTTCAGTAAGTTCATACCGATTTTTTCTTCAACTTTTGCTGCTTGATGAGATGAAAGTCGTAGTTTCAACTCTTTCTCATCGTTAATCTTCCAAATTGAGTAAGGTAGTGCCATTTAATTAACCTCCAAGACCGTCTGTAAATTCCAACTCTGACTGCAACGCAATTTTAAGGGTGAACTCGATAACGGCATTGACACCGCCACCGCCAAGTTTAACAGATACTTGACCTTCAAAATGCACTTTCGTGTTATCTGGGTAAGTCTGTTCAAAGAAGAGTTTTTCCTTATTGTCTGCCGCTTTACGCAATACACGATAAGGTGCAGTTTCTCCGTCGTTCTTGTAAGAGAATTTGTATTCCAATTCCCCTGCATCACCGATACCGAACTCATACTTCTTAACTTTATCTTCAAGAGTAGTATTCTCTACTTTTTCAGGTTCAATACCAAATTCTGGTACTTCTTTCAATCCAACAAGCTTAATATAGCTACCTTTTGTTTTGCTATAAGAAAGCGTAATTCCATTTGCTAACATGTTTAATTCTCCATTCTAAATTGAAAAACAAGCTCTGAGTGTAAATCAACGACACCTTCAAAACGCATGACCTTATGTCTCAAATGAGACGGGTCTGGCACGTCTTGGCAGTCGGTTCTTCGCAAACCTAAAGACTCAAAAATCTGATTGATTTTAACAGCTAACTCACTAGTGCTGGTATCATCAAAGATATCCACCTTGTAGCGGATAGATGATTTTTGTTCCTGGTCGTCAAACCACTCTCCGGGCTTGTTTTGTTCTTCCAAAAAAATAACGACTGGGAAAGTCTCCCAATCGCTAGGATAAGTATCAGTCACATTATCTGCGACCTTTTGCAATTCTTTATAAATAACAGGCTTGATATTGATCATTTTATTTGTTCTCTTATCTTTCTACGGACATAATTCGAAATATTCTTAGACACACGCTCTTGATTGTCTCTCAAAGCTGGATAAAGATAAGGCTGGGCAGGTTGACCATACATCTTGTAGAACTCCCCGATTTTTTGAAAGTGGTACGGTCCTACATTGATTTGGTCTTCATGCACATACCAAGGATTCGACTTGTAAGTCACGCTGACCTCTGGAGAGATACCAGAATGGCTAGCCTGCCCTTTTGGCCCTGTCCCAAACTCAACGTAAGGAGCATATTTTAGATTAGTGTAAACTTCACCTATAGCCCTATCTCCGTCCATTTTTGCTCTAGTTTTGATACTAATTATAAGCTTTCCATTGTTGCCTGGTGCTAGTCTTTTAGCATCAGCTTGGACAACCTTTATAGCAGCATTGTGTACCGCACGTAAGACGATATCCTCGCCAGTTTTTTTGCTAGCCAATCGTCTACATTTAGCTATAAGCCTATCTGCCCCTCGTAGCCCTGACACGCTCTAACTCCAAAACTTGATGATGTGTGTAGACCTTTTTAGAGATAACCCTGTGAGTCACTTCCGTTTGGCTATCGATACACACACCATCCTTTACTTTGATAGTAGCTGACTTATTGGCATTTGCGTTCAAAATGTCGTTGACACGCTCACCATACAGCTCAGATTGTAACTTGCTACTAGCCGGCCACAACTCAAGACGGACTGTCTCAGCTTCCTTGGCATATCCTTCTTTTGCGACACCTTCCTCTGTAACAGTCTTTTCAAACCGTCGCATTGAATAAGGTTTCAGTCTACTCTGCTTCAAAAACATGGCCTGCCACCCTTGCTAGTCTGTGCATGCGTATACGCTGTAGAAGGCCTGTAGATAGGCCGTTTTCTCCGTAGACTACTGCTATGCCACCTTCGGTTCTAGAACGCTCTCCTTCCGCTCCTGAGCGGTTGTGGATCTCGATAGCAACCTCAGGTATTAAGAGACTTAAAGCAGGTGTCAAAGATGTGCGATTAGTCTCTGACAAGATAAGACTCGTAGCCCTCGTTTGGAGCAACATGAGAAGCTGAGTATCTTCTTCGCCTGTTAATTTCTTCAGCAACTCTATAGACATATCAATCCTCTTCTAAAAACTCAGGTTCAGGGAGGATTTCCTCAAGAACATCTGAGATAACGACACCATTGCTGGCAAAATTGTCAGCCAACTCTGCATAGCGCTCCTCAGTAATCTCGAGTTCCTCTCCTGCCAGTCGTTTCACATTTGATTCCCAATCATAGAAATCTTGTTTGATTTTAAATTTCATAACTAAGACCTATTTCTTACCAGTTTTTTCTTTCCAGTTAACTGAGTCAGAGCCTGGTGCATTGGTTGAGCTAGTGATGTCTTTGATAGCAACATAGACTTTATCTTCATGCGTTACTGTATCACCTTCTTTATAGGCTGTTCCAGTCTTCCACGCTTTAGCACGGTTTACAACTTTGCCTTGAGTAGATGGTTTAGCTTCAGGTTTAGAGTCTGCGATAGTAATGATGTATTTCTTGAAGTGTTCAAGAACAAATGCACCAGTGTAAAGCAATTGCTCTACCAATTCACCAAATCGGCCTGGAATGTTATCGTTGTACTTAGTATTATCAACTTGCACTGGAGATGTGACAACACCTGGAGCAGTAGCAAGTGCATTAACACCTTTCAAGAATTTAGAAGGTACTTTGTAGACTGTGTAATCATCCAATTCACCAACATACCCTTTTCCAAGGACTTTCTTGTCTGCGTCACCATGTGGTAGACGAACGATTTCAGACTTGATCGCTTTGTAGAATTTTGGTGTTACAAAAAGCAAACGCTCTTTTGTAATTCCGAGTTCATCAAGTTTCTCAGAAACATCAAGAATTGCATTGTAGGCGTTGTTCGCTCCTGCTTCTTTGCCCATAGTAACGTTGTCGCTAACATTACCAAGTGCTGCACCAAAACGTAGTTCATCAAGATATGGAGCTACTACTTCTGCCGCCTGACGGGCAATAACGTAATTGATATTTACTTGACCATTAGAGTCACGTTCGTCCAATTGGTCTACGAAACGACCCCAGTATTTTTCTTCATCAAGAGTATAAACCTTTTCTTCAACTTCAACGTGGTCAAATTCGTTGTCTTTGTTACGTTTGTAGTCTTTAAGTTCTGTTGTGTTACCAGTTGCTACTGTAAAAGAGCGACCTTGCAAAGTTACTGCATCGCTTGATGTTACAAGCGGTGTTGAATATGAATTTACTGCAAGTACATCCTCAATAATCCCTAGATGTTTCTTGCGTGATTCTGCTGTGTTTAATTCTTCAAATGCCATTTATTTTTCCTCTTTTCTTTTATTACAAGAAGTCTTTACGCCATTTTTCCGTGGCTTCTTGCTGGACTGTTTGTGCATTTTTGATAGGCGCACTACCTTTCATACGCTCAGAGACTCCCTTCTGAACTGACTCTTCCCATGCTTTTTGGATTGAGGTGATAGATTCAGATACCGTCTCTGCACTTGTCAAATCAACTACATTCACTAACTCAACAGGTAAGTCACGTTCACTTAACATCGCTTTAGCTTCTGCGGTCAATTCTTTACGAGCAATAGCCTTTTCACGGTCAGCCAATTCTTGCTCACGCTGATCCAGTTGATATTTCTGTTTCTCGTCAGCGTTCATCTTAGCAAGTTTCTTAGCTTCGTTTTCCTTGGCTTCTTGCTCAGCTTCCCATTTAGAGCGCTCGGCAGATAGCATCTTACCGATTTCAGCACGAGTGAAAGTTCGTTCGTGCTTTTCTTCTTGCACTGTATCAACATTTTCTTGAGTGTCGACAGTATCAGTTGATTCAGTAGATACAGTTGCATTGATTTCTTCTGACATAATTGTCCTCCAGCGATTACGTCGCCACTCGATAATCTCGCTTTACGTCCGGCGACGGAACAGTACAGCTTTTAATGTCATCGGTACAGTTTGGAAAAAAAAAACCCGGGGGGGGTTCCCATAGGGTAAAAAAAAAAAAAAACCGCCTCGATTTCGATGCGGTTAGGTTATTTATTTTTCAATTGTTTCAGTTTCTTTCTGTATTCAATTCCTACTTTTAGAGTTGAAATGACTGTTGAAATCACTTCAAATAATTTAATTATTACGAACAAAATTAACGCAACAAATATAATCCAACCCAATAAAATTGATACTAAATCCCAGATGAACATATCTTACTCCTCTACTTTTTCGTATGTTTCTTTAAAGATGTCAGGTTTGCATGGATAGTACTCGCCTTTCACTCCTTTAATGATGTAATCCCCTTCAGTCGCAATCATCAAGCCTTCAAGCGTTTCAATCTTTAAAAGGGGATTACTTAAATCAGCGTAGTCAATCCGTACTGGGTCTAAACCAAAATCACATAGCTCTTCTATAGCTTCTTCTGTATCTAAAAACTGTACGGCTTCAACTACAACTGGTTTTTTACGGTATTTCATTTCTCGTTCCTTTCTGAGCACGAAAAAAAGCACTTAGATTGCTCTAGGTGCTTAAGAGTAGTGGACGGTGTGCCTGTCCCGTCATCTCATACTATGAAGTTGCGTAGCGACACTATCATCTCTACCTCACTTCTCTTTAGACTAATTATATCAAATCTATTCATTTTTGTCATAGATTTTTTTGTTTTTCTTAAGTACTCTTTTCAGAGTTTTATCAGACACTCTCATAGCTGTTATTATTGAATTATCAAAGTCTGTATTTGATAATCTGACAACTACATTTACACTATTCTCAAGACTTTTACCTAAAACTAAAATGCTATTATCGTTTTTATGATCTATCAAAATCATATCAGGCTTTTTTATTACCCCATGAACAATTCCCTCTACATCATCACCTATATCAGAATGACCTTCCAATATATGTTCTAACCGTTCAGGTCTCAAAACTATTCTTGAGTTATTAAAGAAATCAAAGTAGTTTAAAACTTTTTCTTCAGCTGCTTTAGGTAACCTTTCTTCAAACAATATATCACTAGTTGTTTTAGGCGTTCCTTCATCATGTTTGATAGACTCTATATTACCATCCACATACTTGCTATACCACTCTTTATAAGTCATATCAGCAGGTACTAGCTCGGTCTTACCTGTCACTGGATTCCTTGCTCTGCGCTTCAGTTTGCTGTAGTCTGCGTCCTCATCGTATGCGACAGTAGTAGACCTACACCACGGGTGCATAGGTGGACAATTGACGCCAGGGACAGCCTTATCTCTATCATAGACCTGATTGTCATGCTCCTGACAAATGCGTGATGTACGCTTGTCTAAGACGGCCACAAAGATATACTTCTCTATGTCTGCTTCTTCATAGCTGAGTAGTTCCATTTGGTTATGAAAAAAGGCTGATTCTGTCCGAACCAAACGCCTTGCATCATTCTGACCTACATTGAACCGTTCAGCAATTGCTTGTGCAGTTTCTCGTGTATCTCGTCCTGTCATAAGGCTCATGAGGAGTTCATCTTTTATGCTTGAAGTAAGCTTTCCTGTATTCTTCCAGATGTCTGTAGAGTAGGTACTTCCGTCATCTAGCCAACTAAAAGACTGTAGATGTTTAATCTCGCTCTCAGGAAGTCCAGAAAAGCCATACGCTAACCCTGTCTGCTGTTGCAGGTCAAAGGTAGCCTTGTAGTAACTATCCTTCATCAGGTCGCTATAAAAGGCGTCTGAGCCTGTCTTCTCCGAATGATAGATAGATTCGCGCATACGGTCTAAATCGTCGCTCAAACGCTCTAGTCGCTTCATACGGAAAGAATAAGCTGGACTGTCTAAGTCAGCCAGTAGTCTTTGGATATTCGGGTCATTCGGTCTTGCTTCAAGCACCTTACGAAGTTCATTCAAGTTTTTCTTGTCTTTCATGTTCTTCAAGACTTGTCTAGCATCTACCTGACTTAAACCATAATCACGTTGGAATTTATCAAAAATCTTATTGATTTCCTTATCCAAGTAAGTCTTAGCTTCCTGATAGACCTTATCGAACTGGTCTGCCTGCTTTTCGGCCTTGTCCATCTGCTGGTAAATCAGATTGGCTTTCCTCTTCGCCCAATACTCCTGATTCTTCATCCTCTACCTCGTCTTCGGGTTTCGTGTTGTCTTTGTTGAACATCGGCATGTCTTCCATGTTCTTCTTTTTTTCTTCTTCCAAGGCTTCCAGTTCAGCGTCAGGGTCTTCTACAAATGGCAAGAGAGAAATAAGCTGTCTATTGGTCACTTTACCTTCCAAGTTGTTCACAATCTGAGAGATTTCCAACAAGTTCTTAGGCAAACCACGGCTGAATTGTGGAACGATTGAATGAGACTCTAGAGCAATCTGCTTCATGCCCAAGTAATGAGCAAAAATAGCAATACGCTGTCTTAAACCTCGCTTGTAGTTCGCTTCCTTGGTCTTGGTAATCATCTCAAGGCCCATCAACTTGAATTCCATAGCTACACCTGACGTATTGCCTGCGAAGTTCTCATCAGTCAGATTAGGCACATGACTGAATGTGTAGATATCCTCTTTAAGAGCTGTGCGCAAGATTTCAGTAGCACTTTCGTCCAGCGTGTTCTTCAAAAACTCGGCTCTTGCGCTATCGCCTGGCAATTCCAAAAGACCTTCTTCAGAAAGAATCTTCATCGCTATCTTAGCATCTTCTGGAGTGTCTGCTAACTGCGTTCCATACAAGACAAGAATAGATTCTACTGCCTGCTCCTTATCATTGACACGGTTACCCATCAAGGAATTATAGGCATCAATCAAGCTCATCTGTTGCTCGTAATCGCCAATCGCAAAGTGATTGTTGCGATATTCGATAATTGGAATTTGTCCAAGATTGTGAGGTTCTGCTTGCTCATTCTGAGTTGTTCCTGAATCTGTACTTCTCAATACCATGTGGTAGTGTAGATTCTCAGTAAAGACTTCTGCTTGATACTTAGTAGTGTCTTTCGTATCATCCTTGACCTGATAGTAATAAACCGCAAACAAGGGCTTTCGCTCAATACTATCATCATAGACCATGAAGGTATTCTCTGGATCAATGCTGGTTGAATCCAATTCAGTCAATCCCTCTTTAGCATAGATGTACTCGTAAGCACGACCATAGATAGCCATATTCAAAGCGTTCTGCGCATCTACTTGGTCAATCTCAGCACCATCAAAGGCTGTAAGAAGTTCATCGATATCACCTTCAGCAGTATTGTTGTACTTGATAGGATTGCCCATAAAATAGCCTGTAGCCGTGTCTGCGATGTCCTTGGCATGATTGGCTACCGTCTTGTAATTCGGTGCGTTCTCGTTGCGTCTCTTGTGATTTAAAATAGCATGATCACCCATGTAGTAGCTTTTTAAATTCTTCAATCGTGAGCCTTCAGTGCTATGCTTCGTTATCAATTTGTAAATCAGGTCTTTCTTCAAAGAACCCTCATCATATCCATCTCGTGGATAGGTTAAATATTGGTACATGTCTTTCCTCTCTATAGACCATAATCAGAACGCCTGCGGACGGTTGCTTTTGGTTGTGAATGTTGCGAGTAAATCGCATAACGTACCGCATCTAGCACGTCGTCATTCTCTTTCACTGGCTCGCCTGTCTTTTCATTCCAGATGTACTGATAGACTTCATCTTTAAACTTGCTGACCTTGTTTGATACAACAAAAAAGCGCCCAGCTTTCATCAGCTTGGCTACTTCTTCAATACCAGACAATACCGCTTTATTAGCGTTGAATGTCCTCAACTGCTCTCTTTGAAATCTTGCAACGTGTTCAGGTCGAGCGCTATCTGCCCAGAACGTTATATTTCCATATCGTTCCTTGATATTCTTAGCAAGGTCTACCCAAAAGTCAATCTCTTTGTATTGATGAGCATGTTCCTCTAAAAGATAAACCGATCCGTCAGATGTTTCTCCAACAACAACGATTGACCCAAAGTGTTCATACCCCCAGTCAACTCCTGCGTATACTTTGGTGATATCTTCTGGTACGTTATCCACAAACATATTCTCGCTAAAATCACGATAGACGACGCCCTCACCAGTCACCCACAGACCAAGAATGTCTCTGTCGTAAAATACACCAGCCGGAGTGGCATTCTTGATATTCTCGCGATATCTGTCAGACATGAATGTATTATCATCTAGCTTGAAATGAAAGTCTATGATCATATCATCCCCAGAGTTGATATAATCCCGTCTGAGCCAGTGTGTCGGGATGTCTGGGTTACTATCCCAAACAATCCGTGCGCCCTCTCCTGAGCAACGTGAGATGATTTCCTTGAACACCTGTTCATTAGCAAGAGACGCCTCGTTTACATAAGCTCCAAATGCAGTAAAACCACGGGCTCTCTTTAAACCAGAAATCGAACCAGTATAGACCTGAACCACTTTAACACCACAAAGGGTAAAAGCTCCATGCTTATCGTATTTAGGTTCAATATCAAACATGTTATACAGTTCCTGAATGATATTATTTTGTATCGATGTCGAAGATGTTCCAGCCAAGATATACATCGGCTCATCTATGTTTAATCTATCCGCTGTTTCTCTCACTCGTGCAATCTCATTCATGAAGACCATGTTGTTTAGAACAGTTTTACCTGAACGTTTTGCACCGTGAAGACCACAAATAAAGAAATCATCGTTCAATACTCGTGTAAGCACTTCTTCTTGTCGTTTCGTAAATTTATTTGTCGTCAAAAGCACCTCTCAAAGCCTTAGCAAATTCTATCAGCTTATCGTCTTGTTCATTATCCACACCGATTTGTGATTTAAGTTTTTCTATCTCAAGTTCTAGTTTTTCAGCTTGTTTAGCAGTCGGATAACGCTTCAATATCTCAGCTATTGCTTTGATAACTGTGTTATTATCTGCTTTTTTTGTAACTCTATCAACTTCTCCAGTGACAGGGTTCATCATCAAGACTTCCTCAAGTCGCTTTCCTCTTGCAATGTCCGAGAGAATTGAAAGAGCCTCTTTAGCGCTCAAAATGTTTTCATCATGCATCTTTTCGGTTTCGGTTTGTATAAACGTTTTAATGCTTGCATTTTCTAGCAATTTACTAGCTGTTGTCTTAGCATACGCTTCACTATAACCTGCGAATATTGCGGATTGATAGACATTTCCAGTCCTCAAATACTCGCTCGCAAACATCTTTTGTCTTTGATTTAACCCAATGTCCATCACCACCTTTCAAATAATCAAAAAAAGCCACACGATGTGCGACCTTTTTAAGACCTCTCATAAGAACGACAGGACTCGAACCTGTGACGTCTCAATTCCCTAAACAGGATTTAATCCGTCTACCATATATCCATTAATCAGCATGAGACTACTGCTTTAAGCGAGTGACTTTCGATAACTTATAGTTTATTATCTTGTCCACAAATATTCCTACTTGTATCACTCATGCACGATTGGTTAGACCAATCACTCCTTACATCACAAACTACTAAGCCATTTTTCAATTAACGAAGACCCCGCTAAAAGTCTAAGCTGCTTTACTCTTTGACTTTACTCTTATCCTTGCTAGACTTGAGTAGGCAATCTAATTGCCGAAGTACACTTTCATTTACGACGGGCGATGACTTTTGCTTTTTTGAGTTTTTTTCTATCTTGAATAGCTTTTAAAATATAAAAATCATCTTTTATCTATCACAGACACGCATCGCCATGTGTTTCATTCTCTTTTGAAGAACCAAATGCACAGCACCTGCTTGTTATCGATTGTTTTGCGGACAATCAACTCACCTTACATACTTTTGGGAGGCGCCCAATTTTTGTAAGATATGGTATTAAGCTCTTGTTGCACCTCGAACCAAATACCTCTTTCCTCTTATAGACTCGTTTCACAGCCAAACTGCCACGTTTGCATTTCCTCAGCACCTTGCCGTTGGAATCTCCCTGCTTTAACTTCGCCCACCTATTCCAAAACTGAAATAGTTAAGATTAAATTGCTTAGATTGACCATTGCTGGCAGGATGTTTGATAGATTTAAAAACATCCTTTTCCTGAGTTACCACAGATTATCTAGGCTAAGCCCTAAAAATGCAAGACGACTACTACCTTGCGTGTTAATTAGTAATCAATTTGAAAGTTTTCCTTTTTTATTTTTTGTAGTCTTTAACGGCGATGTCCGGAATCGAACCGAAAAAATACATAGGAGATAAAACCAATTACCTGTCACCGCCATGTGAGGCCGAAGCCTCAGAAATAAAATGAAAAATATAAAGGAGACGTCAATTGACCTATCACTTGACAATACTATTTTACCATGTAAAATAAGCCATTTCCTTGCAATTTACTTGCAAATATCTCCCAAAAATTTACGAAAGACAATCAACTTACCTTTCCGATAGGCTTCCGCAAATTCCAAAGCACCTCTGCTAAGCATGCGATAGAACTCACTCTCAGAATAGCCTAAGTCCATATAGATAGCCTTGTCTGATAATTGGATTTTCATATCCATGTACTTCTTTGCGATAATTTGCCGAACATATGGATCCATAATGCAGTTGACTGCTCTCTCAATCTCCAAAACCTCTGCCTCTGCATCCACATGTTCTATAACCATATTCTCTGTTGCTGTATTCTTACCAGTAAATGTCTTTGGTTCAAATGAGTAGGTCGTTGTGATTTTAGGCAAATACTCAGCGCCTGCCATTCGGACATACGAGCGATAACTCTCTAAAACGTCATAGACATTTCTCTTGGTGAATTGCACGTCAACCTTTTTTAATAACCTCACAACATAGCTCCTTTATGATATAATATTTTTATTGGGTATATCACAAAGGAGTCGGCTGTGCTGGCTTTTTTTATTTTATTCTTTATTCGTGATCACACTACCTGCACCGTTGACAGTGACCCAGCCATGCTTCTCTCTGGCTTCTGCTTCTTTCATCCGGATAAGATTATCTGTGATTGAATCTGACTTAGCTTTGTTTGCCTTGGCCTCACCTTCTGCTTTGATGATACCTGCGTCTGCTTCTGCTTGAGCTTGAACTTTTTTAGTATCAGCTTCAACTTTAGCCTTTTCCTGTTCTTGTTTTGCAGTGTCGATTTCCTTTTGTTTGACCGATTCATTTTTGATTGCTGCTTCAATCTCATCGCCTGCGTCTTGGTCTGTGATGGTAAAGGATACAAACTCCAAATCATAAGACTCAAATTTTTCTTTGAGAGCCTTGTCAATCATTTCATAAACTTCTGTACGCTTGTCACCCAGCACATCATAGATATCGTAATTACCTGTTACCGATTCTATGGCACGTTGAACTGCTGGAGATACTACACTATCATTTACTGTTTCCAAGGTAGTGTAGTTAGAGAAGACCGTCATAGCCTTTTCCTTATTGACACGATATTTCACATCAATATTGGTATTGAGCCACTGACCATCTTTAGTTTGGGTCGTGATTTTCTCCATTGTTTTTGTTTGAACAGAAGTGGAGAGAGTGTAAACCTTGTCGATAAATGGCATTTTTAGATGATATCCTGTTTGCAGGGTATTTTCTTGCACACCTCCAATTGCGCTAACCTTAACTCCAACTGTATTAGCTGGGATACGCTTCACGGCCGTGAGACGAAAAATACCAAGTGAAGCAACAGCTGCAACTGTAATGATACCGCCTTTAGCAAGTTTTGTAAGTGTTGTTTTTCCTGTTTCGTGATTGTATTGTGTAAACATTGTTTTACTCCTTTTTCAAATTATTTTCCCATCAAAAACTAGTGTTATTGTACCTGTACCATCTTTGTGTTTAGATACTAAAGCACGACAATCTGAGCCTAATTCAATACCCTCAACTGTGATACTGCGCTTTATCCTGTCAACATTGATGATTGTTCCCATTAATGTTTTAATTCTCATGTTCCATCTCCTCGATAAGCCAGTCAAGATTCTTTCTGGCTCTCTTCAGGTCTTCAAGACCGTTTTTCTTTTGAAATCGCAGTTGATACTTCAAGGCATTCCCAAGATAGAAGCCTTTCAGCTGTTCTGGTGTCATGAAATTCCTTAAAGCATCGATAGATTCCATGCCATACCGACCTTGGTAGTGGCTTGGTTTGTTTACGTTGTCAATTATTTCTGGGCTCATTTGATAGCCTCCAAAAGTTCTAATATTATTCGATTCCATTCTTCAGCTGTTATTTCTCTAAAATCAAACTGAGACATCATTTCAGCTCTTTTGAATAATGCCCTCTTAAAGAATGAAGCTTTTCTGGAAAAATCCATATCATCTGTTTTAAATTCGGTTATGATTTTCTTCCCGTACCCCTCTATTTCTACATAAACTATTGTTTTGCTATAAAGAGGGAGAGGCTCCGCCCAAACACTTCCTTTCAAGTCTGATTCATCGACTTTTTTAAGCATTAACGATAGTTTTTTAGCTTCACTCTCTTTCTTTGATCCACTGAAAGGGTATCTTTTTGGTCTCATTCCTTATCCTCCAAAAGCTCTCTGTTTTCATATACATTTCCCACGACCTCGCAATCAGTATGTCGTAGCCACAATTCACATCCGTGTTGTTTGGATTCAAGACGATACGCTCCACCGTAATGCCTTACAACCTCGTAATAAGTGGGTTCAGAATAGACATCCTTAGACATTTTGACTATATCTCCCTCAAAGATTTCCTTGCCGTTCTTGTCTCTGAGGCCTGTTGATTGCATGAGGTGAATGTCATTGTTCACAATCCATTCACCAGCAACAGAATCCTCATCAATAATCCAGATATCTCCATTTCCAACCATCACTTCGTCCGGTTGATACATACGATTTAATGAGCCGCCATCATACGCTCTGTACTTCGGTACCATGCTAAATCCTCCTTAAATAAACAAACTAGCTAGCCATATCAAGAATGCACATGTAATGATTTTCGAAATACTGCTCGTTACAACATACAAATAATCCTCTTCAGATTCCTTTTTGCTGGATAACACAGGCCAGATGAAAGATAGTAGTGCATCCATCCCTAAAGCTTGCCAGACTGTAATTTTACCAACTGGGACAATCGTTGTGATAATCTCATTCCACCCATACTGAACCACAAATGGAGATACAACAATTACAAATACAGCACCTAAAATAATTCCTAGTTTTTTCATTTTATAAATCCTCCTCTTTGACAAACGTGCCGTCAATCCAACGACCCTTGCGGTCTTTGATTTCCTGATATGCTAGTTCAAAACATTCTTCAAAATCATAACCGAGAGCATTGCTGATTGATTTTAACGAATCAACGGAAAATGATAGATACATCTCACACATAGATTTATCTTTCCAGCTGCAGCACCTTTGAAAGCAGCTGATATTTTTATTTAAATCTTTAAAATAATCAGACACATCTTCTTCAAAAATCACTATAGAATCATCAAATATTCCTTGCACATCAGCTTTAACCAACAACGCCAATCCAACAATAACAACTGCACAATCTCCGATGCTGTCCTTTGTCAGCTCCTCATTCTTCTTGAGATAGCCTGCGCATAACTCACCAAATTCTTCGCTAAGTTTTAGCGACTGCTTGTCTAGCCGTCCACCATTTTCAAGGTCACGGTCAATAAACCATTGTTTTACTTTTTCTAGCGTGTTCATAGTAACACCTCATCTCCTAATCTAACCTTGTCATACACGTCCTTCGTAACCACGAACACACCGTAGTCACGAATCGTAAGCGTGTATAGCTTGCCATGTCGTCCTTTCTCGACGACTTTGCCGAATATCTCAGCGCCTTGATTATCCGCCTTATAGACAACCATCGGGCGCTTTTCTTCTAGTTTTTTAATGTGGATACTCTGCCAGATATTTAGTCCAGCAGATAGCAGAATCCAGATTGCTATGAATCGTTTCATTTTGCTCCTTCGTTTCTATAAGTGAAGAAAGATATCACTTGTTTTGGATTTATATAAGCATTACCGACGTGCATTAAATGTCTATTGTTAAACTGGCTAGTTAATCTTTTAACTTCTTCTTCGCCACAATTAAATAATTCAATTTTGCTATTATCGAGCAAATAAATTACAATTTTCATTCTTCCACCTCCTCTTACCACCTCATATATAAATATTTCGTGTCAATATCTTGTTCTAAAATACACTCTTTCAGTGACTTTAAAACTTCTAAGGCACCGCTGACTGTTCCCCATCTATTTTCAGGTTCATACTGCACATACTTTTCAGGGTACCGTTCTAATTCAGAGATACCGCGTTGAATGTTATCTAAAACATCAGCGATGTTGTACGTAGTGTCTTGGTCAAAATCCCAGTTCATAGCAATTCTAAACATCTTCCCGAGATTGTAGGTTGGAGAACTATATCTAGGTTCAGCAATACGAATATAATCTCCGTTTTCTATTTTCACTAAGATTTCCAAATCATAACTCATCACTCCACCTCATCGACTTCGTAAAAATCAACTTTTGCAAAGTTTTTCGGATTAATAGTGATAAGTCTTTCTTCTGGTTCAATCTGATGTAGTTGAATACAACATATATGCCCAAAATTAAGTTCATCTATGCGGTTCAATATATGCTCACAACTCTCTTTTACTTTGATAGTTTCATCCATGTATGGATTTTGTAATCTAATATTTGTCATTTATTCTACCTCCTCAATCTCAATCCCTGGGCAATCAAATACCCAGCCGAAATCCGCTTCTTCTAGTTGTTTGCGGGTGTGTTCTGAACGAAATTTTTTATCTAGTTTTATATCCGCTAACGTCCAAGCGTCAAAGCGTTTAATAAAGGTTAAGTAACTATATGCTGATTCAATCCATTTAAACCTTACATAATACCTTTTCTCTTTCTCGACCTCGTAGCCGTCAAGCCATGCACGAGCGAATAGATCATAATTCTCTTGGTCAAGAAGCCACAAACGCATTTTTTCGCTTCCGTTATTGAGAGCATTACGTAGATTACGTTTTTCTTGTTTTGAATTTTCAATCCAATCCGCCACAAACTGCGGAACTTTGACTTTTGATGGTTCGTCTAGTTGTTCCAAGTCTTGTAAAATTAGCTGACAAGCTAATTTTGCTCTAAAATCAAATACATTTTCATATAACTCTTTATACTTTTCAATCAATCGCTGTACTTTCATCTTCCATTTCCTCAACTTTCCGTCTTAATTCTTTATTCTTTTTCTTCAACAAATCGCGCTCAAGCGCTCTAATCCGTCTCTTGCGTGAATCACACGGCTTCGAATACTCGATTATCTTATCTTCGTTTTGCTCGATTGTGCGTTGATAACCTTTTATCAATTCTAGTTTGTCAAATACCATCCACTATCCTCTGCAATATCTCGTGATACTCGTAAATCTCCAGCTCAATCCTATAATTCTTATTTCCAGACTTACCGCCGTGCATAAACTCAGTAGATACTATCACATTGTAATTATCATCTGTCCAAATCTTAGCGTCCGTCAAACCATCAAACAAAGCCTTACTTGTGGGTGACCAGTTCGGAGGGTCATATTTTCGATTTGTCGGAGGATATATCCGAACCTTAACCTTGCAAGGCTTGTCCTCGCTGTAAGGCAATCCAAAGTAATCTCTCAGTACATTGTTGCCCTCGTATTCGGCTAACTGCCGTAAGAACTTAGTGATTTTAGCCTTTTGATGAAAGTGAGGTCTGTCGTTTGCGTTGATCATCTGTTTCCTGTTCAACTCAAATTTCAAAATCAATCGTTCTTTCATGTCTTTTTGTTCATACTTCCTACCAAAATCCCACGCCTGCCAAATTGTGAGCAAGGCAAGCGTGAGTGAAATTCTTTACGTCATTCGTCCAAGGTCACATGACCGTTTTTGACGTTTTCTAGTTCGCAGTTTTACAAGAATACACGGCTTGTTTAATTTTGAGTTGTTTCCATTTTGGAAATAGTTGGTTTTGGGTTGTTTTTTCCCCTCTTAAAAGGGCAACAATTGAATGACAATAAAATCTTCCGATGTTTTTTCAACATCACAAACATAGGCATTAAGTAAGGATTCCTCAGTTTTGTATGTTGTTTGGTTTTCAACACTTTCATTCCAACAAATAAATTGAGGTTTGAGACCTGGCCAACCAGAACGACCAAACAAAGCAATACACTCATCTTTATTTTGATGTATTGCAAATGTGATGCCATGAGGACAACCTGTATCGTGAGTTTCTAGTATGTCTTTTACTTGTTTACTCATCAAATCACCTCCACACGTTGACTCAATGCCTTCGACTTGCAGTATTCACAATGACCACATGGTGTTGCCCATTCTTTACCTTTTTTAACATCGTCAAGATGCTTAATAAGCATAGATAACTCAGATAACTCATACTCGAGTTTTTCCTGCGATTGGAAAACAATCGCTCTGGTATCAGGGGTCGTCTCTTTTGTCACTGCGTAGATGATAGGGGTGAACTTTTTGCCATACTTCTCTTCTAGCATTTTCTTATACGCTGCCATCTGCAAGATATATCCCCAAGCTTCGAACCAGCGGACTTGAATATTTCGCCCGCTTGCTTCATCCTGAACCCAAACCATGCTGTCAATGTCAGATTTCGTGGTCTTAATATCCACGAAATACCCTTTTTCAACATTGAGACAGTCAATCTTGCCTTTAAATTCCACTCCTTCGATTTCGCCTGTGACAGCAACCTCTTTCTGACCGACATAATACTCCATAAATTGCTTGTCAGCTTCCAATCGCTCAATCATGCGCTGGCCGACTAAGAAGTCAGCTTTTAACTGACCTTTGGTTTTACCAGCTTTTGAAATCATGGCATCTGCATTTTCATCCATAAACTTCTTGTGTGCTTCTGGGCTTTCAAAATAGCTGTGAACCATGTTGCCAACCAAAAGAGCTGTGTTATCTCGTTGGTCTTCCCACTCTCCCTCTAGCTCTGCCAATGCCCGTGCTTCGCACTCTCTAAATCGCTTGTATTGCGAGATAGACCAGTATTGACGTGCGGAAGCTGCTGAGTAGTAATCTTTTCCAAGTAAATCCATTGTCATTTCATCTCCACCTTTACTGATTTTGTTCGTGGCTCAAATTGAACACCGTGAGCATTGAGCCATTCTTTGAATTGCTCCTTTGTTTCCTTTGCATTTTCTGCCGGGAAAATTAAATCTACAGTAAATTTGTAACCATATTTTTTAACCCCCTCCTCAGAAGCCATATTTTGCGATTTTTGGTCTGTTTCTTTCTCTGGGGTGTAATTGCCCCCTGAACTGGTTTCAGACTCAAATTCAGGCTGATTTTGGGCGTAGAATTGGCCCTGAGTATCTTGTTCCGCTTCTGCTTTAGTCCGTCTAAGCTCATCTGCGTCTGCATGTAAGATATCGATAGTATCCAAAGCAGAGCGACCCTCTCTTAGCAAATCAACGTACTTTTCAGGGTTCAAACCTTTAGCTACCGCGATAGCAGTCATTTCATCAATACGCTTTTTTAGTTCGGTTTCCGCTTTAGTTCTTTCAGCTAATGCCTTATCATCAAAAATTGCCTGCAAAACATCAACAAGTTTCGCTCCCTGGTCATAACTGCGAATGTAGACAGTGGGTCCGAAACCAGCTTTAGCTGCCGCTTCTGTAATCTGGATAAGTCCAGCTTCACGTTGTTGCTTCTTAGTAGCTTCTTCTGCAACCAATCCGACAATCATCTTAGAAGTAGCTTGATTGATTCTCACATTATCGGCCATAAAACACTTCTTCTTGCTGAAATCGTCAAAGTAAATAGCAAATAATTTGATGTCAAGTTCTGTACCACTTTCTGCGATTGCAGATTCAAAAGCTTCTCTGACCGTTTCCTTTCGGGCTTCTGTTTCTCTCTCCTCAAACTCCCTGATTTGATTTTTAATGTCTGTCTGCAAAGTTTTGATAGGATCTAATATGCTTTCAACCCAAGCCTTTGCTTCATCAAGAGGTTTAGAGTATTCTGAAAGCTGATTTTTAAGTTCTTGTTCAATCTGACGCTGTACTCGTCCCAACTCGTCTTTGACTTTAATGTCATCTGATAAAGTTTCTTCTGTAACGATATAGCCAGCGTATTTCTTTTTGTAAGACTCTAAAGCTTGCTCCAAAACTTCTTTACCTTGGATTTCGATTTCAGCAGCTTTTAGAACAAAACCAATCTCTAAATCTGTTACTGGAACGAGTTCTAGACTATCCGTTACATCTTTTAATTCTTCAACCATTTTAGAAATCCTCCCCTTCCAGCATGTCCATTTGACCGTTTTCTGGCTCCTTATCAATTACTTCGCCCGTTTCTTGATCAAAATCTGGAACTTCATCTGCTGGGTAGCTTGTATCTGTGGTCGTCAACTCCTGGTTGATAACCTCTTTTTTTGGTTTTTCAGTCACTTCTTCAGAACCTCCAAGGATACTATCTAATGTTTCAGCCTCTTCTCTCACTGGTTCAGCTTCTTTCACTTGACGACCATTGTCATACTCATCAGCAATTGTGTTATTGATTGCTCCAGCGAACAAGTCGCTGTCATTGCTTGTGTTGATAAACATTTTAGCCGCACGATTGATAACCGTTCTCATAGCCATCTGGTCAGGGAAGTCGATTTGGACATTTTTCGTTTTCGCCTTAGACCATGATTTGTCAATTTGTTTTTTAGTCATGACTTCAAAGAACTCTTCTCCGTCAGTTCGAGTGATGATGCAATAAGCAGCGATTATTGGATTATCTACGTTCTGCCAATCTGTCTCATGTTTGACTAACTTCTTACGCCCGTTCTCAACTGATACCTCTAGCGTATCCCCTTCGTAGACAACATTAGCAGTAACGTCTTTCACCTCTTGCAAATCTTTAGTAACTTTAATGGTCCCAAAATAAGACATTCTCAATTGGACGTCAGAGCCGTATTTGATAAAGTAACATTGCTTTTTAGCTGGGCTTAGTCCTTGGGTTACCATTTCTAACAATGCGTTATAAACGCTGTCTTGAGTGCATTGCTGGAGCAAATTCCCACTATTGGAATTTTTTAGAGCATAATATGCCGAACTCAGCGCATTGCTAACGCTATAATTCGGTGCGATCATTAGCCCTTCGTTTTGCATTTCTCCAATGCGTGCTGCAACTGATGATGTAATTTGTTTTTGTGTTAGTTCGTAACTCATTTTATTCCCATCTTTCTTTTAGTAATTAAACATTGTCCCACAGTATCCAGCATCTTCTAATGCTAATTTTCGAAAATAATGTAACATGTCGTTAATACTCATTTTTCTAACCATTTTCTCGGTTAGATACTCGCCGTCAGTTTCTGCCTTCATTTCCTCTCTAAGTTCTTGTTTCCATTTTTTGTAATACAATCGTTTTTTCATTTCTTTCTACCTTTCGTCTTCTTAAGGTTCCAATTTTCACGCTTCAAGCGTCGATTTTCGTTTTGCAATTTCAAAATAATATTTTGTTGTTCGTTGATGATTTGCCCCATCTCTCGGCCAAAATGAATATATTCAGCTCGCCAGTTGTCGATTTCTTCGTGTAGCTCCTGAATCATACTTCATCACCCACATATCGACGTCGACCGCATCCGATATCCACATACTCGCTTGGGTCAAGTTCTTCTCGTTCTTCATGCGGTTGCATTATATCTCTGTCATAATCAAACATGCGCATACACCTTTCCAAGTTCCAGAACTCGCTTCACATATCTGGCCTTGGATGTTAGCCCGAGATCCAGCAATTCGTTTTTTTCTTCATGATTGGCCAAAAGCCATACACGGTTTTCAAGTTCAATTCTAGTCATTAGCGTCTCCTTTGCTCTACCCCAAATACTTTGCATAGCGTGCTCTTCGTGGCTCTGGCAAGGCTAGAGGCTCAGGGCGCAAGCCTACAGGCGGTTCGTTGTCGTAGGTAAAACCAGGAAATGGACGACGGATATTCTTGCGAATTTCTTGCCATTTGTCATCTCTACCACGTTCGAATGCGTGATTGTAGCCTTGGATAATCATAGACGCAAATTCTTGCTCTTCTCGTATTTCTTCTTCCTTGCGTTGTTCCTGCAATTTGATATGACGGCAAGCCCCTGCAAATCCAATCAGCAAGGCTCCAACCCCCATTAGCTGGTTTAAAATCGGTGGTTCAAACATTTTTATCTCCTTATGCTCTTAATTTTCGTACTTCTTTTTCTAATTCCAAAATCTCATAAACATCATTGATATCATACATAATATCTTTCCCTTGCTTACGAAATCTTAACCCTCTACGTTCTAACTGCTTAACATAGCCATGAGTGAAGCCGAACTTCTTCATCAAAGCCTGTTGATTGATTGGCATGCGATCATTCTCTAACTGCTCCTTGACCTGCTTTTCAGCAAAGGCCAGTAATTGGTTTGTGAACAATTCAGCACTTTCGCCATCCAACCGTAATTGTAACGTTATACCTTCCATTTTTACATCCTCTCAACTATGCGGGCAAGCATTTTTGTGATATAATGGTTTAAATTGTTTTAGTATGCGCCTGATTGCCGTCAGGTGCTTTTTGTTGTCTTCTAGACTGTCTTACTTTCCATCGCCCTGAGTTCAATCTCACGGCTGACTTGTTTCAATAGCTTCTCACACGCTATTTTAGCTTCTCTGTACGTTGTAGATTCGCTGATGAAGTAATCAGCAAGTTCGATGATTTTATCTTCCAATTCTAACTACCTTTCAAATGTGGTATAATCAAAATAAAAATGATTGGAGAAATCTTATATGCGAATCGAATTGAAAACAGACTCTTATTTTAAACAAGAGGTATTTGTAGACAATATCTGTCCAAACTGTTCAAAACCTACCAACCCTCAAGTAGTTTCTCAAGGATATAACGAAATAATGCCAGGGACAGATAGTATCTATGTAACGCTTCGTTGTTTAGGTTGTTATCATTACTGGGTTGAAGAGTTTGTTAGAGAACTTGACAGAGGCGGTTCTTATGATACGACGCACATAAAGGTTAAGCCTCAGCTACCTAGCGACATACCTATCTCCAATGATCTTGAATTGATTTCGCCAGTCGGCAAGGAAATCTACGTTCAATCTCTCAAAGCAGAACAAGAACATCTTGACCTTATTGCAGGTATCGGTTATCGTAAAGCTTTAGAGTTTTTCGTCAAAGATTTTTCAATTCTTACAAATCCTGATAAAAAAGAAAAAATAACAAATATGCTTTTAAAGCAAGTTATCGAAGACTATATCGAAGATGAAGATCTTAAAACTTTTGCCTTAGCTTCTACCTACATCGGAAACGACGAAGGACATTACTATCGTAAAAATCCAGACAAGAATCTCACCGACTTGAAAAATTATATTCATGGTGTTATCTACTACCTTGAAATGAAACTCAATTTTCTTGATGCTCAAGAACTTGTGAATCGTTCAAAGAAATCTTAGAATCTACTTCATCCACTTTCTCGGCAATATATGTCACGGTCCTCAATATCTCATTGAGGGCTGTTCTTTCTAATTCGTTCATTCCCCTACTCCTTTCTATTTCTAATCTCCATTTCTGCTATAATATAGTCAGAAAGGAGGTGATTTTATGAAATCCTTTAAAGATTTTCGAGAATCTTTAACAGCTGAAGATATGCAAGCTATCGCTGCTAAAGCTAACGAAGCCACTAAACAAATTGACCATACCGACGGATTGCAACTTGGGATGGTCAGTAGTTTAACTTCTGCAATAACTACTATTGAGTTACTTGAGAAGTATCATGAATGGCTTCATAGCTAAGACGCTTGATTTTTTCTAAGTCTATCTGAAAATTGATAGGCTTTTTTCTTTTCCCACTATACGGATATCGTCTTGGTCTCATTTCTTTCTCCTTTGTATTTATTTTTTCTACCCTCTCTTTTATTTAGAGAAGTAGGACTTGTTGTTAATTAATATTTATTGTTATTTAATACTTGTTGTTAGTTAATATTTATTAGTGCCCAAAATCTGACATTTCACTTTCTGACATTTCACTTTCTGACATTTCACTTTTTGGAAAGTCAGAATTAGAATTTGTAGATAACTTTGCAATAGATAAATTTAATCTCTGTTTCATAATATCGAATTGGAAATCAGATATTTTTACATCTGAAAAGAATCTGAATATATGACTCCCTCCATTTCCAGGAGGTTTTTTTCTGATTTTTCGCAAATATCCAGCTTCTTCAAAGATTTTGAAATACTTATCAATTGTCTTCCGGTTAACACCTTTTCGCTTGGCTATCTCCTCTGGATAGACTTGCCAGTTTGGGTGATTAGCCAGCACCACCATCATGATGCCAACAGCTGTAAAATCCATCGCAGGATCATTGATGAAACTATTACTAACAGCTGTGTAGTCATTAATTGGATTTCTGAAAGATGAACTGGCAATCCAAATCTTTAAAGTATGTCATACTCTCTCCTTCCTTTTGTTTAATTTGTTAAACATTTTCTTTAAAAAAAATCTTTCACTTGCTTATTAAAAACTACTGCTAATTTTTGAAGTGTTCGAATTTTAACTGTTGACGATTGACCTGATTCAATCAAGTGTATTGTTGTTCGAGAAACATTTGACTTCTCTGCAAGTTCCTCTTGAGACATTTTTTCTTTTTCACGCCATTTTCTTAAACGTTCTCCTTGCACGCACTCACCCCCTTATCTTAATTCGTCTAAGCTGACTTCCAGTGCATCAGCGATTTTGCACATATTCTTAAAAGAAATACGCTCGGTTTTGATATTTCTGATTGTATTTGGACTGATACCAGCTTTTTCAGCTAATGCCTTCTGTGTCATCCCTTTTTCAATCAATAAATGCTTAAACTTCTTCCACACACATTGCTCCTTTCCCAATATATTGTGTTTTAAACATATAAAAACACTACATATTGTTATTTAATTTAGATTGTGCTATAATCATTCTTGACTAAGACCTCTCCCCGTTTTAGTCAAAATTCCAATAGAAAGGAGAAGATAGTATGGCAAATACTCCAATAAAACCTGGAACAGATAATCAACCTGCAGGAACTTATATCGAAAAAGGTCCTCGTGGCGGTAATGTACCTGGTGGCCGTGTCGTTCATATCGATAAAGGTGACAGATTACCACCAACTCAAAAACCAGGTAATGGTTGGGTTAAACAATAATCTGATCACTCTACGCATCTAAACGGATGCGTTTTTTTGATAAACAAAAACTTTTTCCTAAAATATCAATTTGAAGCCATGCTTCAGCATAATATCGCCCTTTTTCTTCATACTTTGTAATATAATGGTGAATCATTTTATTTCCCCTCCTAACTCGTATAAATTCCGCCATTTCTGGCAAAGGTTCGTAGTTCGTTCATATTTTCTACTCCTCTTGGGAAGAATTTTTTGGAAGTCTGCTTGTAATTGATTTAGCAAATTCTTCTACACTTGATTTTTCAAAATCCATATATTTTTTGTATAGTTCATTTACTTTATAAATGTGGTAATGCATCATAGTAGATGTCACAATCAAAGATGTTAAAATTGAAATTATCAATGATTCCATGATATCTCCTTCCTACTCCTTATCTTTTTTATAACATCGGTACTTCACTATCTGACGGATAGTAAAAGACACAATCACAAATCCTGCTAGGATTATCAATCCAACATTTTCATCCATTGCTTTTCACGGCAAATGATGGTACACTATCAAGTAGAGGTTGGAGCTTCTGCCCCTTTCTCTACTTTTTGTTTTGAAGCTTACGTTTGTGTTCTAAGATTTGTTTGTGCCACAAACGTGCTTCTCTGATTAAGCCTAGTACCAAGATGACGGTTGCAGTGTCCTTGGTTGCTAGGCTTTTTATGATGTGTTCCATCATTTGCCTTACCTCCTTTTTTTATTTTGCTCTTGGAGCAATAGCTAGGAGAGGAATCGCACCTCTCTACGCTACCCTAGCTTGTTTGGCTTCTTCAACCTTTTCAAGAACTAAGATTGTAAGAGCCATTTCTTGAAAATCTTTATCATCAAATCCGATAACATCGCCGTAAACTCTAATTGTTGTCAATAGTGTGTTATACAATTCGTACATATCATCTGACGATAGTTTTTCACGATCTAGGATTTCTCCTAATTTAAGTGAGCGTTCTCTGCGGTTCTTAACTTGTAAGATTTCTTTTGCTAGTGCGATTTGTTCTTGTGTTGTAAGTCCTTTATTCATTGTGTTTCCCTCCGCTTTGTTTTTGTTATTTCCTTAAGCTCGATTATAGTTTAACACGTTAAACATAAAATGTCAAGTGTGTTAAACAAAAAAATTTACTTTTTTTATTTAAAGATGTATAATAGATTAAACAATATATAGAAAGGAGTTTTTAAATGAAGTTAGGAGAATTGCTAAAATCATATAGAACAGAGCATAAATTATCAATGGATGCTTTTTGTGAATTATCTGATTTAACAAAAGGATATATTTCTATGCTTGAAAAAAATGAACATCCGAAATCGAAAAAGCCCATTGTCCCATCTTATGACACAATAGAAAAAATTGCTAAAGGAATGCAAATTTCTACAGAAGATTTAATTGATATGCTTGATGATGATCAAGAAATTCAAATCAACGCTACTCCATCTCTTCTCTCAAAATCCCCCATCCAATCCATCTACGACAAACTAGAACCACCTGGACAAAGAAAAGTTATCACATACGCTGAAAAATTACGGGACGAACAAGAGACACGAAGAAAAGCGAAGATAAACGAAGTATCGGAGAAAGTTGTCGACTTGTACCAAGTTGAGGTTGTATCCGAGACGGCTGCAGCTAGCGGATTTAACTATGGATTTGGCTACGACGATACAGACAGAGAGACTATAGAGGTTGACGAGCGACCACCACGTCACGATATTGCGACTAAGGTCAGCGGAGACTCCATGCAACCTGACTACCAAGACGGAGATATTCTCTATTTAGTAGACAAAGGACTGACTACCTATAACGGCGACTTGGCAGTTATCGCATACGGAGACCGCTCTTACTTCAAAAAGATATATACTGAAAACGGACGCTTACGCCTAGTGTCACTCAATGACAAGTACGAGGACATCATCCTAGACTTCCCACCAGCCGAAGACACACACATCAAGATTTATGCAGTTGTCGGGGTGTATAGAGAAAAATAAAATAAAGGAGAATACCCATGAAAAAACTACTAACAACATCAGCTATCTTGCTTAGTGCTACAGTTCTAGTAGCATGTTCTAACAATCAATCAACTACCAAAGATAGCTCGGAGCAACCAAAAACGGAACAAAAAAACACTACTTCAACGGATACAAAAGCAAAAGCAGATAACAGTAAATATGATGATCTAATTTCTGAAATTAAATCAAAATTAGATCCTGAATCAACTGGTGCAATAAGTGTAAAAATTCAAAATAATGTAATCAATTCAGATTCATCCGAACCACATGATACAATCATGATTTTGCTAACTGGAACGGCTAAGAATAGTGCAAAAGAGGCTCTAGATGCAGTCAATTCTAATTCTGCTACTACTGACCAAAACAATGCAATCACTTTGATTCGTATGGCTATTTCTGAATTCGCTAAAAAGTTACCAGACGATAATACTACTCTTTCCCTTGGTTATGAAAAATCTGCTGACCAATATGACCTAATCGCTAAATCTTCAAAACAGAAAGATATTATCCCTATTGGTGAAATCATCGCACAATAAAAAAATCCCCACACTCGCCATCGCCAAATTTTGAGTGTGAGGATTCAACTTTCCATCAAGCAAGCAATGGAAAGGATGATAAAAAAATACAACTATAGTTTATCATAAGTTCTACACCTTTTCAACTATGCGGGCAAGCAATCGAAAAGAAAGGACTTTTTATGATAAAAAAATATATTACAAAAAAAGGAGAGACTAGATATCTCTTTCAAACATACCTGGGAATAGACCCTGCAACTGGAAAAGAAAAACGTACAACACGCCGTGGCTTTAAAACCATTAAAGAGGCCAAGGCAGCCGAACGTGATCTTCTCTTAGATGTAGAAGAGAATGGTTTTTCAAACAATGAAGATTTCCAGAACCCTACATTCGCTGAAGTCGCTGAGTTATGGCTTGATAGCTATAAGAGCACTGTAAAACCAACAACTTATCAGAATACTAAGAAGAAACTTGATGTTATGATTGACTCATATTTTACAGATATGAAGATTCAACAGATCAGTGTAGCTTATTGTCAGAAGGTTGCTATCAAGTTAAGTAATCGCTATATCCTATATGCCAATTACTACTCTGTAATCAGCCGTATTTTCAAGTATGCCACTTCTCTTGATATTATTAAGTCAAATCCCTTAGACAAGATTATCAAGCCTAAAAATAGACCCTTAAAGGGCAAAGAAAACTACTATACAAAACAGGAACTAACCGAGTTTCTTAAAGTTTACAAAGCAAATTGCAAACCAGTAGACTACACTTTTTTCCACTTACTCGCTTTTTCAGGATTGAGAACTGGAGAAGCAATTGGCCTCATGTGGTCAGATGTTGACTTTGAAAATAAGTTGTTAAGCATTTCTCGCACGGCTGTCGTGATTGGTAAAAAACAAACTGTTCAGGATCCTAAAACCAAAAGGAGTAAGAGGGTTATCACTTTGGATGATGAAACTCTGAATGTATTGAAACTCTGGAAGCGTCAGCAAATAAAAGAATATTTCCAGGCTGGTGTGCCTTATAAACATGATTCGAATTATATTTTTACGAACAATAGCGGGGGATGGCTTTTATCTGCAACTATGAAAGTGAAACTTTTAAGATTCTTTCGTAAACACAATAATCTTAAAAAAATTTCGCCTCACGGGTTTAGACATACACACGCTTCTCTCCTATTTGAAGCTGGTATTACAGCCAAAATTATTTCGGACAGATTAGGTCATAATAATGTTCAAACTACCCTTGATATGTATACCCACATCAACGATAATCAACGTGTTGAAGTCGTTAATCAGCTCATGGATTTCATCCGCTCCAGCTAAAAGTAGTGTCGTATTCAATTTCGTATTCAATTTTACTTAACACGCTAGAAACCCACTGATTTCAAACGATTGGCAAGCTATGTACTATTTATGGTATAATGAGAGAATGAAATACCCAAAAATTAATTTAAAAACCGTTCGTCTGCAAGCCAGACAATTTCAGGCTGAAAATCCCCGCCTCTTTCTCGTCTATCTCTTACCTAGTATACTGGTCATCTTGTCTGGCTTCCTCAATCCCTTAGAGCGTATCAACGAGTCTATTTTAGATCAATCCTTTTTAAGCGTGCTTGGTCATGTATTCCAAGCCTATCTTTTTCCACTATTAGTCTCCTTTATCGGAGATATTCTTCTAACCAGTTCAGTCTATACAACCCTAAAACTCATCAAGAATCCAGATACAGAACTATCCGTCAAAAATAGTCTTACTCTCTTTAACGAAGCACACTTTTCACAAACCTTTTTGACTCTACTTCTCAAACGTTTCTATCTCTTTTTATGGAGCATTCCTAGTTTACTCGGAATTTACTTTCTTTTTTACAGTAGCTTTCTAGCAAAGAAATTCGTTGTCCTTCACCCTGAGTTTCCCAATCTGGATCTCACGTCAATTGAAACCGAGCGTTTCCTCATGACCTTTGGTCTTTACTTTCTAGCAAGTATACTCTTGATGATTGTCGGAAATAGTCTCTATATTCCACAATACTATGCCTATTCGCAGGTAGAATTTCTCCTCTGTGACACCCTAGATTTAGGACAAGCCAAACCAGGACAAATCCTTAAAACCAGCCGTTTCCTGATGAAAGGCTATAAATTTCAGCGCTTTATTCTAGACCTACAACTCCTCCCTTGGTACTTCCTCAATTGGATTACTTTTGGAATTGCTAGTTTCTCACTCCTACCCTACATTCAAATCAATAAAATGATTTTTTACCGAGCAGTATTGGCTCGAAAACGTCCAAAAGCTTGA